AACACAGCACCTTTGGTGTTTATATCTGGTGTGCCATTGCCCCATGTGTTGATGTTCCACACGCCAGATGTAGTGTCCCATGTGCCATACTCAAAGCGATAACTGACACGCATGTTCTCTTGCGGATCGCCATCATCATTGATCTCTTTGCGCAAGTAATCGCTGTATTGTTTCAAGCGATTACGGAACGCATGTTCAAATTCTACATGCGTGTGGTAGGTATCCAGTGTTGCTGGAATGTTCATAGCTATGCATCCTTCTCTATGGTGAGTATGTCTATCTCACCGTGTGGTCCTTCAGTTACTCGTTGGATTTGACCGTCATCAAACAAGTGCAGGTATGTGTGATGTGGCGTGTGTGGGCTACCTGCCAACCACACAAGCCACCCATCTGCAACACGCTGTAGGTGCAATGCCTTAGTGCGTTGCAATGTAAATGAGCGCGGTTCATTGCGACTCATTGTTCTTCATAGCCTCACCGAATAGTGGCTCGAATAGATCAGTGTGAAACAACATCATTGGTGGTGTGTTCTTCAACACTTTCTCCATCTCTTTGTCCACATTGTCTGCGCCATACCAGTCAGCAAACCAGCGACGAACAGCTTCTTCCTTTGCAACAACCCATCGTCCTGTCATTTTGCATTGGAATTGCAGTTCATATCCATCAGCATGTGGTGATACTTCAACACATGTAATGCCCTTCTCCATGTTCGCCGCGCATTCAGTGCATGGGCTTGTGTCAAACACAGCACGACGTGGAAATGCTTTGCTTTCATCTGTGATTAGCTTCTTGCCAATCACTACACCACTGTCCTTGCCACACCACATGCACACACTTAGTGCAACATTCATGCGTGGTTCTGCCTTCTTAATCATTGCAAGTCTCCCCCTGTCCATATGCTAGACTGCGCAACAGACGAAGGCGGTATGCCATGTGACTTAGCAAACCGTTCGATCTTGTCAGCAATCTCTTTGTATATGTCATACTTATTGTCACCGCTTATGCTGTGTGATGCTTGCGCAAACTCACCTTGTCGTGCATGACGCAAGGTGTAAAGTGTGATGTGCACGGTGATCATCTCTTTGTGTCCAGTAATGTCTTGATCAGCTTGATAAGCGGATCATCTAAGTCACTACGAGGACTCTCACCAACACACACTTCCACCCTGCCTGAGTTTGCAAACATGGGTTCGATTGTAAAGCGTAATGGTGGAGTGCTGTCGAAATCTACACCATCATGCATAAAACGCCACGCACGCACGAGGCGGATAAGCACACCGCCTATGTCAGATGCAGGAACCAAGAACCCATGCGTCATTGTCAATGCAATGCGGTCTGGTTCCATTCTCACTGCCTTGCTTAGCAGTGCATAGTAATGATCTCGTGTGTTATACTCTGTAATGTTCACACGGAACATTGCTTGAACATTAACGTCCGAAACTTCCATCGTCATTCTCCCTTCTGTTACGATGATATAGCTATTATACCATAGCTATTTAGTTATGTCAACCATGCTGGTATATGTAATGGTGCCATTGGTGTGTTAGTCGCACTGGACACCGTTTCATAGTATTGTCGCAACTCTGCAACAAATACTTGTCTGTGTTCCTGTGGTATCTTGCTTAGCACACGCATTAACTGTAATGGCTCAGTCAATACGTGTTCAGCTAATGTTGCAGCTACCATCGCTTGCAGTGTTGGCACAGTTATGTGCATTGGTTTATCTCCCTGTTGATCCGTGCAGTAATACATTGCCAGCAATGAATGCAATGATAGCAATGAATAGGATGATCCACATCTTGCGGCGTAGCTTCCTTTGCTGCGCTTGTATCTCTCTGAATTGATCTTCAAGATGCTGCCTTGCAATGCGCAATTGTGCATCAATCTTAGGATCGAGTGTCATGTATCTTCTCCGGGTTATGACTACGTAGGTCACGGCAATGTCTGTCAATGAAGCCGATTGGTGGTTCTTCATCAACCATTGCCCATACCCAACGTCGTCGCATCACATTTAGATGCGAAGAAAATGTGCGCGCTTCTTCATTGTAACACTCTGCGCCACCAAATGGATAGCACCTATCTAAGTCTGCTAATTGAAACTGCTCACGCATTTCAATGTCCAATGTTGTCCAAGCGCTTGTGTATTCAACGAAAGCATCAGTGCTTACCTTGTCTCTTAGTTTGCTTGGTTTCTGCACACTATCAAACATTTTATACTCAACATACACAGCTACATTGATGCACAATCCAGCCGTGCGTGAGTAAGGCATCTTGTGAGGCGCTCCACACTCTAACCAGTGTTTGTATGTGCGATAGAACCCTTGCAAGCTGTAGTCAATAACTGATTGATGTGTAACCATTGCTTTGTTCCTTTCGTTAGCGCATTGCTTTGCGCAGATGTTTGTGAAAGTCATACGTTTCTACGTATGACCATTGATCATGCGGCACTTTGCTAGGCGCGCTGTATATAGACACAAGACGCATCACTGCATAAGCACAATCATCGAAACGACTACGATGCTTTGCAGCATTACGTGCCTGTTCTCGTGTGCGATAGAGTGTTCTAGGACCACCATTGATTTGTTGTATAGCCCATCGCATTGGTCTGTCTTTCATTGCTTCTCTCCTACTAAGTGCATGTCTTTGGTGTATTCGTATTCACGCAAACCAATCAATGCTAAGCATCGCACTTGCTCAGAGAAACTGATGCCAGCACGACGCGCCATGCTTTCGATCATGTCATAATCTTTGGGATGAAAGCGAATGTTGATAGCACGCGCTTTGTTTGGGTCTTTCGCACGTCCACCACGACGCACTCGTGTTACTATGTCACTCATTGCTTTGCCTCATACTCATTGCATTGTTGCTCAGGCACACGCATGTCTGAGCGCGTGTGTGTATATACTAGGCTACTAAATGGTGCCTCATACATCGCATTGTTGCGCTTTGTATTAGTGCAGAAACTCATAAATGGTGCGAGATACTTCGGCTTGTATCCCATCCGTGACGCATACTTGCATGTAGCGCATGGAGTAGCTTCTGTGTATGTTGGTTGGGACTTCTTCTTACGTAACATTCGCTCACTCTCCTTCATGTGTTGTGCGATCATTGTAATGTTCCTTCTTTGCTGTGCTTGTTGTTTCACTAAAGAGCAATCTTTAATGATGAATAGATTATACCATGCGGCAAATGTTATGTCAAGTCGCATCGAGGATACCACTACTGAGGCTTTGAGTATCACGCATTGCAGTGTAGCAGGCACAAAAAAGCCCGGCAATCCGTGGGGTTAGCACAGACTGCCGGGCTTGCTTGTTTGCTGCTATGGCGTCATTATCAATGCTGCAATAAACAGCATTACAAAGATCAGTGTAAGCAGTAGTGCAGCTATCGTGCGCATCATTGCTTCATATCCTTCACATGCTGCTTCAATGATGCGCGCACACGCTTAGCAAGATCACCCCGCCAATGTGTGATATTGTTCAGCACATACAAGCATTGCACACGCATATCTGAGGGCCTAATCCATAGTTCATCACCGCGATCAACCATTTCAATGCCATACTTGGCATAGTTGACTGCATAGTTTAATGCCTTCTCATGCGCGTTGCTTACAATGGCGTTGAAGCAATCGCGCAGTGGCATGACTTGTGTGTTTTCAGCCATTGCTTTGTGCCTCCTCATCTTCATCAGCACACACAATGCGATCAGACCATGCAAACGCATGTGATACGTCACGCACATAACGCATCTTTGCATTGTCTGCAAAAAGCAATGTGTCTTGTGTTTCTGTGGGCAAACTTTCCCAATCAACGTCTGATAGGTTATGTTTGGCCATTGTCTGTGCAAGATGGTCTGTGAACAGTTCACCAAGAACATCAGTAATCACATTCCAATGTTCTTGTGAAAGTGTGGTTTCTACATTCATTGTTGCCATCCTCCTTCTGTCAATGCAACGTAATAAATATAACATAAAAAATGCACTATGTCAAATGGTGTGTTATAGTCTTACATACTCAGTGCATATAGTGTGTGTTGTTGTTTCACGTGAAACATCGCCAAACATTGCAATGCAATAGGCACAAAAAAAAGGCCGATGCATTTTGCATCGGCCTAATTTCATTGCATTATGCGCTTTTCTTTTGCGCTTGTTCTTCGGCTTGTTCCTTTTGAACCGCATCGCGTTCGATCAGGAAAGCATGTGCAAGATTGGGGTTGCGCCAAATGGCATTAGCCAATTCCTGCCATGATTCCATCACACTTGGCGCAAAACTGCGCTTGCAGTCATCGCCCATTGCTGCCTTGCCAAGAAAATCACAACAAGTGCTGATGGTTTTCACATTGTCAGCAATGGGAATAGATTGCCCTTGCTGATTTACCGCACCCCCCGGCTTGCGCTGCTGTGGTTCTTTCACTGCATCGCTAGCTTGTTGCTGCGCTTGCAATGCTTCACTTGCAGCATTGTCCAAGGCTTGCTTGGCTTGTTCTGCTGCTGCGCTAGTCGTTGCGATAGTCTCTGGATCAGCGCCAAGTGATTTTGCCTTATCTGCCACCGCTTGCGCTGCATTAGCATTAGCCAAGGCTTGCGCTGCTGCGCTTTTCTTTTCTTCTGCCTTCACGTGCAAGGCTTGCGCTTGCCTGTAAGCATCAAGCGCATTTTGCAAGCCAGTGGCGTTAACCCCTACTTGCAGGAATGCGCTATATTCAAAAGGTGATGGTTTGGGAGCATTTGCAGCGCTTGCCCTTGCACATTCCTTTTCATAGCTTGCCAAGCCTTCAACGGTAAAGAACGCAATCTCGTCCTTGGCCGTTGTCGTTGTTGCGCTTAACATGCGCTTGTTAGCGTCATGCTCGCCAAGTAAGGCTTGCGCTTCACTTGGTGCAGCATTCCATGGCAAAAACCATGAAGCCGGGATGCTCACCTTGCCCTTGTCATAATCCGCAATAGCATCCCTGCCAGTTAGAGTCTTAAAGAATGCCATGGCAAGGGCTGGCAGAATATCACGCGTGGCAGCATTGCGCTTGTTCCTATAGTCGTTGCGGATTTCGCTTTCGCGCTGCAAGTTTCCTTTGAAACGTGCAAGCGCTTTGCTTTCCGTAGCATTGTCGGCATTCGCCCGCGCCACCATGGCAGCGCTAAGTGCCTTCCTGTCATCTGCTGAAAATTGTGCAGCATTCGGAAAAGGCTTGCCGTCATTCCTTACAATCTCGCCACCATTGACACATTCACGCAATGCAAGTGCAGAGAGAAGCAAGTAAGCGCTTGCTTTTCCCATGTAATCATTCGCCTTGTCATGCGCCCTGTCATAAATTGGCAGCATTGCATTACTAGACATCGCTTTGATTTCCTTCTGATGATGCGCGACAACAAAACGACAAGCGAGCACAATTGCCGCTTGCCTTGTTGCCATGATGCGCTTGTTAAAGAACAGTGCTAGGCAGGATTTCCTACCTAACCTAGACACCATATCACATGTCTAAAGCTATGTCAAATAGCCCTAATCATGCTGCTGCATTGCAATGCGCGACAATGACACTAGCACCGCTTGACATGATTAGAGCATCGCATCGCATGGCATTGCAAAGCATGGGAGCGATGCGCCGCCCTCACACATGCACGACACATGCTTACATCATAACCGCACAACCACCACGCAACGTATCCTTAATGCATCGTATCAATTCAATGACCACCACCTGGCGCACAGGGGGGCACGTGGTCAATTTCCAAAAGGGGGGGTGTTGTTGATGGGCCTTGGAGTGTGGCCGATGTTCGTTGCATAGACATTAGCGCATTCCCGCACACAGTGCGCCTGTCATCACCACTGCTACGCCAAAGCACCACATGCTATACACAGCTAATACAATGCACACAATGCTAGTACATGCAATGACCAGGATAGGGGAAGGGAGAGGCTGCGGGGCGTCTGCGATGCATCCGCCCCATTGGGGATACGTCAATTTATTTGTTAGTGTTGCATTTATGTCACGCTTTTGGTATTGACAGGACTTTCTGTATTTGATATGTATTACATACAATCGCTATGCGATAGCATAGGCGCGAAGCGCCTAATATGTTATACATAGTATAATACAATACAGCAACGGCAACAACACAACACAACACAACACAATGCAAGGAACAAAGCAATGTCATTCGGCGCTCCTGTAGTAAGTGGTTATAGTCCGTTCTTTGATCCAGCACTAGCACGTCCCGGCAATGGTGCGGAAGTGAATTACAATGCTGTGCCACGCTATGGCCGTGCTAGTTCTGAAATGAGCATCTCGCAGCTACTTGCCAAAGGTGGCTTTCGTGGTGTGCGTCGTGTGCTTCGTACATTGATCGGTGCTGCTCCTGGTGCTTCTGCTGCTGAGTCTTATACACGTGTAGGCACTGTACAGCAAGAAAGCATCACTGGTATTGGTCCTGGTGGATTACGTACGATGGAAACGTATGTTGCTAATAGTGGCAATAGCACTGCTGCGCAAGAAACGTACATCGAGAACCTTATTGTAGATGCACGCTTCAATCAAAATCCATCAAGCTATCCAGTTGATCTTGCTGGTGTTGGTGGTGGTGGTAAGGTAGGCGTGTAATGCCGCAAGGACGTTTCAATGAATACTCACCGCAAGAGCAGCTTGCTCTTGCGCGTGATCTGTTGCAGAAGTCAGGAAGGCCGCTTACTGCAAATAATCTGAATGCTGCAATGATTGCATTGATGCGTAATGAACAATTGCCTTCTAATAATATGGATGCAGCAATTGAACGCTCTATGCAACCACGTAGGCAACCAGCGCCACGACAACAAGCAATGCAAGCACCACAACGTGATGTGCGTATGCTTAATCAAGATGTTGATGCAGAAGCAGCATTAGCTGATGGCGATCCTAATGCTGATGGTAATCCATCTATGCGCGACATTCGTGAAGCTGGTGTCGTTGTAGAACCTACTGCTGCTCCTGTTGTAGAGCCTGTTGTTGAACCTGATCTTGCCGCTGAGTTTCCAGGTGGTGGTGGTAGTCATTCTAATGTTGGTGGTAATACTACAGTTGAACAAGCTATCACTCGTATGCTTTTGCCTGCTATCATTGGTATGGGTATGGTTCCTGGTGGAATGGCTGGTGCAGCACGCAACGCTTCACAATATGTAGGACGTGCGCCATTTAGACCTGGACCAGTGCGTGATGTGCCACCTAGCAGTACTAACATACTATCAGCACCATCACGTAATACTGCACAACCACGTACTGAAACACCTGCGCCTCGTGCCGAAACACCTGCACCGCAAGCACAGCAAACACGACAAACGCAGCAAGCATCAAAGCCATCTGAGCGTGTTAGCAGTGAACGTCAAGGACAGGGATCATTGCCACGCCCTGATGCAGACTTGCGTAGGCGTATGATTGAGCGTAACACGCAGCGTTCAGAACGTAATGCAGCACGTACACGTGATGAACGCGCTGCTGGTAATAACAACAAAGGGCGTAGAGAGCGTATCGAACGTGTACCAGAAGGTGAAGTTGCACCAGCACGCAAGTCTAGCACTATTCGCTTGCCACCTTCTCGTCGTCGTGTGTCAGAAACTTCTGGCAATCGTCGTGATGCTGTGCGGGATGAACAGTAAACATGCGTCTGCCTGATCCTAATGCGCCGCTTCTAATAGGTGATGGTGTAGCAGTTATGCCTGTTACACCATTTTCACGTATTGAAGTACCTAGTAATTCAAAAGCACAGCGTTTGGTTGCGTCAACGAAGCGCAAATTGGCTGATCTGCCCGCAATACCTGAGCATTTGAATACCTTCGCTGTGCTATTAGTATATACTGCTAGTGGCCTTAGTGATAATGAAATATCATTGACACTTGGCATAACGCCTGCACAAATTGCTAAAATGCGTGAACATCGCGCTTATACACAGCTCGAAGCACACATGATTGAAGCAGTAGCTGCGCAATCTAAGACACAAGTTGCTGCAATACTTGCAGAGAAGGAAGTGCTTGCTGCTACTAAGCTAGGTGATCTCATAGATAGTGAAGATCATCGAGTAGCACTGCAAGCATCTAATAGCATACTTGATCGTCGTGGTCATACAGCAAAGCAGCCCGTTGATCCCGCGCAGGAAATGCGCGCAACATTCCGCATTGAAGTCGTTGACAAGCGGCACGATGCTACACCTATCATAGACTTGGAGATTGAGAAATGACCTTTGTACGTGATCTATCATGGCAAGGCCCTGTAACAGATTCACCGCAAGCGCCTATTAGTGATGCAGTTATGTCACCAATAGCAGAAGAAGTAGTCAATTCAATCGTACGTTCAGAACGTTACTCGTTTGATAGTGACGTTGTAGATCATAAATTGTTTGAGACTATTATTGGTGCAGGTGGTAGTATCACACAAGGTAGTGGTACGCTGACCATTGCAAGTGGTACTACTGCTGGCAGCATTACTACAGTACAAAGCCGTCAAAGTTTCTTGCTACCTGCGCGCTTAGCAGTTGGCATATCGCTTAGCGCACGACAAGCAAACCAAGAGTTTGAGATTGCATTCGTTGGTGTTGATGCTGATAATCGCGTAAATGATCGTGATATTTTAGCATGGGTGTGGGATGGTACTACTGTCACCAATGCTGAATATCGTGTTGGACAAGGGGCTGTCGCACCGATTGATAGCGCTGCGGTAACTGTGCCTACAAGCGCAAGTGCTGCATTGTTTGAAATTGATGCGATGGGTAACTACGCATCGTTTCATGCACATGTTCTTGATAGTGCGACAGGACGTTCAAACAGTTACCGTCGTGATCAGCGTATGCCTAACCCGAACGCACGATATAAGTTGCGTATGCGTTGGCGTAACATTGCTGCACCTGCTGCATCAGCAAATGCATTGATTACCTTTGTGCATGTTGAAGCATTCCGTAGGCTGCTAACTGAGATTGTTGCAGGTAACAATCCTGTGCCTGTAGCACTTCCTGGTAATACAGGCGGTGTTAATAGCCTATTCATGCAGGGCCAAACTAACCGTGGTAACACTGTTGCGGGCGCACCTGTTCGCGTAGGCGCTAACGGTGTTAGTACTATGCCCGCTAACTTAACATCAGGTCAGCAAGCAAACATGGTTGCTTCGCTTGATGAAAAGCTGATTGTACAGCAATACGCTATTCCTGACTTGTTCTGGTCATTTGTCGGTGCCGTTACAGGTTTGACTGTCGGCAGTGATACGGCAGCACGTGCTGCTGGTGCTGCTCCTGCTGGACGTAACTACGTCACAAGTTGTACTGTACAGAATAACAGTGCAACGGCTGGTGAGTTTCAGATTAAGGACGGTGCTACTGTATTGTGGCGCATATGGTGTCCGGCAAACATGGCACCTACAAACTTTAGGTTTCCTGTACCATTGCGCGGCTCAAATGCTACTGCACTAAACGTGCAAGCAGTCACAGCATCAAGTGTGATCATCGCAAGCTTGCAAGGTTATCAAGGCTACTAACCAAACATAGGAGACAACGCATGGATAGTGCTAGTGAAGAACATCTGAAAGGTGTTCATCCTGATCTAGTAAAGGTTATGCGCAAAGCGCGTGAACGTGTGGCCTTTCGTGTGTACGAAGGGCTGCGCACTATTGAAGAACAACGTGTGTTCTTTCAACGTGGTGCAACAAAGATTGATCCTGACAATCCCAAACATCCTGTTGGTCGCCATCTAACAGGTCATGCGGTAGATATTATACCGCTTGTTGCTGGTAAGGGTCGCTTTGATTGGCAGTTGTATCGTGCAGTTGCGCCAGTCATCAAACAAGTAGCGAAAGAGCTTGATATTGCCATTGTGTGGGGTGGCGATTGGAAGAAGTTTCCAGATGGCCCACACTTCGAGTTAGATCGCAACGTGTATCCATAGGAGAACAGAACAATGTGGACAGCTATTGCAGGTGGTTTGTTTCGCACATTCGGCGCAGTGCTTGCGGGCTTTCTTGTTGCTCGTGGTCAGATTGATGCGTCTGATGCTGAAACAATCGTTGGCGCGCTTGGTGCGCTTGCGGTTGCAGGTGCATCTGCTTATGACAAAGTAAAGCGCAAGTAGGAGATTGCAATGCCAAAGCAAGGTTTGTATGCTAACATTCACGCCAAGAAAGAGCGCATTGCTGCTGGTTCTGGTGAGAAGATGCGTAAGGTTGGCAGCAAAGGTGCGCCAACCAAAGCTGACTTTGTAAAGTCTGCAAAGACAGCTAAGAAGAAGTAATATGCGCAGCTACAAGGTCATATCGGGTGGTCATGCAGACCGTTTCCATCGCAGTCGTACAAAGATACGTTTGTTTGCTGGTGGCTTCGCTAATGGCAAAACGACTGGCCTTGTAGCTGAGACATTGAAGATTGCTGTAGATTATCCTGGTGCTGCTATATTGATGGCACGTGCCACATATCCAAAGTTGAATAGCACATTACGTAGAGAGTTTATCAAGTGGTGTCCTGAGAGTTGGATTAAATCATTTGATAAGTCACGTGAAAATACATGTGTCCTAAAGAATGGTACAATCATTGATTTCAGATACATTGATCAAAGCAAGGATGAAGATGGTGAAGGCACTAGCAACCTGCTATCTGCTAACTATGATTTTATTGTCATTGATCAAATTGACGATGTGCAAATCTCGCATGAGGACTTTCTGAACCTACTAGGTCGGTTACGTGGTAGTGCAGAATATGCTGGCGATGATGCCACCATGCCACGTACAGGGCCTAGACAGATTATTATGTCATGTAATCCGACACTAGGTTGGCCATACAAGCATCTAGTGAAGCCACTGTATGACTTGCGTGATGGCAGACACAATCCTGATCTGATCTGTGAAGTAGATGATGAAGGGCAGCCTGTGCTAATCAATGGCAAGCCTATACCGCTTGTTGAATTGTTTGAAGCAAGTACATATGAAAATGCACAGAATCTTGAACGTGATTACATTAAGCTACTAGAAGCCACATATCGTGGCAAGATGCGTGATAGGTATCTGCTCGGTAAATGGGTGGCCTTTGATGGTGTTGTTTATGACGAGTTTGATGATAATGTACATGTAATTCCACATGCACGTATAACCGATTACATTAACAACCTGCGTCACCAAGGAGTATGGCTGACACTGATCGAAGGCTATGACTTTGGGCTAGCATCGCCTAGCTGTTACTTGCTAGGCTTGACTGATCCTGAAGGACATATACTGATACCTGGTGGCTTCTATCAAGAGAACATGGGTATTAGACAACAAGCTAATGAGATGAAGCGGCTTCGTGCATTGCATCATCCAGAAGCCGTGTGGAGTGCACACGATCTATCATTGATGCGCATGTATGCCGATCCTGCCATATTTAGAAAGACTAATGCTGGCCGTGATATGGTTGGCCCTAGCGTAGCAGAGATGTTTGCTAGCGAGAACATCATCATGTCACGCGGCAATAACAACATTATGAATGGTATTGTCAAAGTCAAGCAGTATCTCACACCACAACACACTTTGCTTAATCCATTTACAGGATCATGGGGCAGTCCTAAGCTATTCATCAGTGATGAATTAACATGGTTCCGCGAAGAAATTGCTGCATATCGTTGGAAGCGTAATCGCAAAGATGATGCCATTGATGCGCCAGTAGATGCAAAGAACCATGCGATGGATGCATTGAAGTACATGCTATCAAAACAAGCAACACCTGCTGTTGTGCGTGTACAAAGGCCGCGTGTGTTATCAGACAAACTTCGTAGGTGGCATGAACAAGATGTGCGTGAAGCTACTGCACGTGATCATAGATATAGGATGTAAAAGATGAGTGAAACAAACATTCCTAGCGGTGTCAAAGCATTGCTTGATGAAGAAGCGCCGCTTCCTACGGTTGTTGATCAGGGTCCAATATATAAGATTGATCCTGCTAGCAAGATTGCTATCAGCAAGAATTACGGTAAGTTGTGGAAAAGTCGGCTAGATGCTGCTACGACAGCGCGTAAGCTGCATGTTGATGGCTGGAATGAAGCTATCCGCTATTACAACCATGATCAGCTATCGCACCGCACAAACACACGTGATGGGCAGAGTGGTAATCGTTACTTCTCTGCACGACGCAACACTCAGTGGTCTGAGACTGAGAACCTGGTGTACGCAAATGTGCGCGCAATTATGCCAGCATTGTACGCTAAGAACCCACAAGCAGAGTTCACTGTAGTTGATGAAAATCGCAAAGACTTTGTATCGCAGATTGAAGATTTAGTTAATGCACTTGCATCGCGCAAGGATGCACCAGGACTTAATCTAAAGATACACGCTAAGCAAGCGGTGCTATCTGCTGAATTGTGTAATCTTGGTTGGTTCGAGTTTGGCTATACAGAGCGTTCGCAATCATTGCAAGGTTTGCAGCAACAATTGTTAGATGCTGAACAGCGACTAGAGAAGGCCAAAGATACGCATGAGATACGTACCATTGAAGGAGAGTTGATGGCGCTTGACGAGTCGTTTGCATTCATCACTGCTGCTGGACCGTTTGTAAAGTATCGTGCACCGCATAGTATTGTGGTTGATGCTGATGCAACAATGCCAGACTTTAGTGATGCAAAGTATATATGGATTGAGGATTTCTATCCCACATCATACCTGAATGCGCGTTATGGTAGTAAGGATGAAGATGGTATTGTAAAAAGTCTCTATGAGCCTACGCATGTATTGCTTGCAAGTGATAAAACTGAAAGCAACATGGAAAACTTCAAGCTGTTTGAGACTGATGCAGAGGCGCATTCATACGGATATAACGACACAGCCGCATTGCAACGTGCGCATCGCACAAAGTGCTGGCGTATATGGGATAAAATCACTCGTCGCATATATCTGTATGCAGATAACAAGTGGGATTGGCCTATTTGGGTAGAAAATGATCCATATGGCCTGCCTAACTTCTATCCACTTGTGCCATTGTTCTTTAATACCACACCCATTGGTGCGTATGCGCGTAGTCCTGTGACGTATTACCTTGATCAACAGGATGCGGTCAATGAAATACATGACGAGTTTCGTAGAGCAAGGCAAGACATTCGTGAGAATGTGCTGTATGATAACAAGTTTAACAAAGAAACTGTAGAATTGTGGTTGAAGGGTCAATCACCATCAGCACATGGCGTAGAAGTACCTGATGGACGGTCACTTAAAGACATGATCCTTGAGAAGCCTAATGCAATGCTCAAAGCATTGCAGCTATTCGATCCTCAACGTAGCTTACAAGCCATTGACCGTGTTAGTGGTGTGAGTGATGTGCTGCGAAATGCGCAATTCAAAACTAACACAACCAATCGTGCTATTGAAAATTACAACAGTAGCACTGCGATGCGTCTTGATGAAAAGATTGACGCAATTGAGGATGCACTAGGCACAGTATTCTATGGTATCGGCTTCTTGTGTGCGCAGTTTATGTCACAGGAAGAAGTAGCGTCCGTGCTTGGTGAGAAGCGTAGCAAAGGCTGGCAAACATTTGATGCAGAAACGCTACGTAAGATGTTTGGTTGTCAGTCAGTTGGTGGCTCTGCACAAAAACCAACAAGTGCTGCAAAGAAACAGCAAGCTATTGAGATGGGTAAGCTGCTATCACAGATGGCACAGTTTGCTCCAAGTGTTGTACTTGAAACAACGCTTACTATGTTTGAAGAAGCGTTTGATGAATTGGAATTGCCAGATAATTGGGCGGATCGTATGAAGCAAGAAGCGCAAGCTGCATTGCAGAAGGGTCGCACTGATAATGCTGGCAGACCTGGTAGTAGTAGTGGTGGTGGTGGTGCTCCTGCATTGCAAGAATTAGCTGCAATAATTGACTCACTGCCACCACAAGCTAAGCAGGCACTAGGCACTGCATTAGCACGTGGAGTACCAGTCGCAGAAGCATTGCCGGAAGTACTGCGAATGGTTAGCAACAACAATCCGGCGCAACAGCAAAGGACAATGCAATGAGTGGTTCTAGGATCGAAGATAAAATTGACTCCATGTTTGGCACAAAGCCAGAGGATGAAGCCAATGAGCAAGATACACAACAGACCATTGAAGGTGAAGCAGAGGAAACTACACAGCAAAGTGATGAAAGCAAGGAACGTGCATCAGCACCGAATGACGGAAGCAATAGCCAACGCACTCCGGCACAGCATAGCAAAGAACACAAGCAGGGAGGGCAAGACACGCAAGGCAACCAGTCACCGCGCGGTCGTTTGCCTGCCAACAATGCAGGAGACTTAGTTGATCCTGTATCTGGTGCAGTAATTGCAAAGGCTGGCAATGAGCGTCGCTTCTTTGAAGCAGCGCGCACATATCGCACACAAGTTGAATCGCTTAACACTGATCTTGTGCGCGCACAAGCAGAAGTGCAAGCATATCGTGAAGCTGCGTCATTGCCACGTGAATTAGGATTGAACAATGCAGAGGTATCTAATGCATTGCAATTCTTTAAGCACTGGAAAGAAAATCCCGTCGAAGCGGTCAAAACTATCTTGACAGAGTTCCGGGCAATGGGCTATGCTAGTGAGGAATTGGG